ACGCCGCCTGGTTCAACCATCTCGAAGAAGGTCCCTTACTGCCGCCGCGATCTTTCCCATTGCACAGCTTCCGCCCACCGTTCACCATACAGAGTATTGAAAATAATCTTGCTAAAGAGTAAGATCAAGACACGGACTGGGGTAGAAAACGATATGGGACTCCTGCTAAAAATTTTTTTGAATTTTTAAACCTTATGAACCTTGAATTACTCACCACTGATCAATTAAGAACACGTGTAGAAAAGATCTGGATCGAGCATATCAAGCTTTGCCAAGACAATTTTATGTACTTTGTGAAGGAAGTATGGCCAGAATTCATTTATCGTAAGGCAACCAAACCTTCCGAATGGGGCCACCATCAAATTATTGCTAATGAATACACTAAAATTGCTAAACAACGTAAAGGTCGATTAATCGTTAATATGCCACCAAGGCATACTAAATCTGAATTTGCGTCTGTTTATTTTCCAGGTTGGCTCATTGGTCGAAATCCTAAAATGAAACTTATTCAAGTTTCTCATAATACAGAACTAGCAACTCGATTTGGTAGTAAAGTTAGAAATTTATTAGCTTCGCCAGAGTATGGACAAATCTTTGGGGACGTTAGGTTAAGAGAAGATGCAAAAGCAAAAGGGAAGTGGGAGACTAATCATGGAGGTGAGTATTTCGCTGCAGGTGTAGGAGGAGCTATCACTGGTCGTGGTGCAGATCTACTTATAATAGACGACCCGCACACCGAGCAGGATTCTCATTCCGAAGGATCCATGGACCGTGCTTATGAGTGGTATACAGCGGGACCCCGGCAACGTTTACAACCCGGCGGTTCAATTGTTCTTGTCATGACACGTTGGGCTGAAAACGATCTCACCGGTCGTTTAATCAAGTCTCAAAAAGAACCAAAATCCGATTCTTGGAAACAAATTTCTTTTCCAGCCATTCTAGAATCAGGCAATCCGGTTTGGCCAGAATATTGGGATTTGGACGAACTGGAAAAAGTTAAAGCTTCATTGCCAATTCGAAATTGGTCGGCGCAGTACATGCAAAATCCAACTTCGGAAGAAGGCGCCATTCTCAAACGGGAGTGGTGGCAAAAATGGCCCAATGAGGTTCCCAAACTTAAACACGTTATTCAATCTTACGACACTGCTTTTTCAAAAAAAGAAACAGCTGATTATTCAGCGATTACGACGTGGGGAATTTTTACTCCGACCGAAGATGAGCCTGATGCACTCATTTTATTAGATGCAACACGAGGAAAATGGGATTTTCCAGAACTGAAAGCAATTGCTTTAGATACTTATAAATTTTGGTCACCCGAGTCCGTGATTATTGAACAAAAAGCCACGGGCCAACCTTTGAGTCAGGAATTTAGACGAATGGGTATTCCAGTTATTGATTTTGTACCTACTAAAGGAAAAGACAAACACGCACGAGTCAACGCTAGTGCACCGGTCTTTGAATCCGGACAAGTCTGGTATCCTGAAGATGAAAAATGGGCCGAAGAAGTTATTGAAGAATGTGCCGCCTTTCCTCATGGCGAAAATGATGACTATGTAGATACTGTGACCCAGGCTGTGTTAAGATATCGACAAGGGTATTTTCTTTCCACTTATGCGGATTATGAAGAGGAAGAAAAACACCAACGACGTAAAAAATACGTTTACTACTAGTAGTCATATAGGCTAAATGATATTATACTGGTAGTTTATAAACTAAGGAGATATATATCATGGGTAAAACATGGAAGAAAGTAGCTAAAGCTGCAGCAGCTGCAGGTGCAGCTTATGCTGGCTCTAAATATTTAAAAAGCAAAGGCATGAAAGGTAGTACGCTTAAAACAGGCATGTCACACGAAGACATCAACATTAAACCTAAAAAGTTTATTGAAGATATACCAGGTGATTACAAAAAACATCCTCATACAAAATCAAAAGGAAAACTAAGTCTATTTGGTACTGCAATGGGAATGTCTAAAAAAGGTGGAAGCATTAAAGCTAAACATGGCAAAGCAGTTAAAGCTAAAGCTGGTAAAATGGTTAAGGCTAGAGGCGGCGCTTACATTAAAACCAAGTTAAATGGTACGCTATTTACACAAACGTTTTAAAGTACTATGGCAGAAGTTGATAAAACTACTGAAGTTGTTGAAACTCCAGCAGCTGAAGAAGTTGCTGTAGACATCGAAACACCTAATGAAAATTTAGAAGAAGAAGTTGTAGAAGAAGCTCCACAAGATTTTTATGCAAATCTTGCGGAAGACATGGATACACGTGTTCTTCAAAAGTTAGCAACTAATTTAGTCAACGAATACAAAATAGATAAAATTTCAAGAAAAGATTGGGAGACGGCTTATACTCAAGGTTTAGATCTTTTAGGATTTAAATATACTGAGTTAACTCGTCCCTTTCGTGGCTCAGCAAATGTAACCCATCCGTTACTTGCTGAGGCCGTGACTCAATTTCAAGCGCAAGCTTATAAAGAGCTCTTGCCCTCAGACGGACCCGTTAAATGTCAAATTCTTGGAGACGAAACTCCAGAGGTCTATGCTCAATCTCAACGCGTGCAACAATTCATGAATTATATGCTTATGGATAAAATGCAAGAATATACGCCTGAGTTTGATCAAATGTTATTTTTCTTACCCCTGGCCGGATCTGCTTTTAAAAAAGTTTATTATGATGCGGTCATGGAACGAGCTGTTTCAAAATTTGTTCCTTCTGAAGATTTAGTTGTTCCTTATTATGCAACCGATTTACTCGATTGCGAAAGAATCACTCATGTAGTCAAAATGAGTGAAAATGAAATTCTTAAAAAACAAAAAGCCGGTTTTTATTTAGATATTGAACTTAAACCCGTTCAAACGGGTCAAAGCGATATTCAAAAAAAATATGATAAACTTGAAGGTATTTCGCCTACGGTAGAGCACGCAACTAATTTTAGTATTTTAGAAATGCACGTTGATTTAGATTTAGATGAATATGACGTGGAACAAGGAACTAATATTCCTTATAAAGATAAAAGAATCAAAGTTCCTTACATTGTTACCGTCGATGAAGGCTCAAATCAAGTTTTATCAGTTTATCGTAATTATGAAGAAGATGATGAAACTAAAAAGAGAAAAGAATATTTTATTCATTACAAATTTTTACCTGGATTAGGATTTTATGGCTTCGGTCTCATACACATGATCGGTGGGCTTTCACGAACCGCAACGCAAGCGCTTAGACAACTGCTAGACGCAGGTACCTTAAGCAATCTGCCAGCCGGTTTTAAATCCCGAGGAATCAGAATTAGAGACGATGACCAACCTTTCCAGCCTGGAGAATTTAGAGATGTCGACGCTCCAGGCGGAAACATTAAAGATCAATTTCAACTTTTACCTTTTAAAGAACCGAGTGCTACTTTATTCCAATTATTAGGATTTGTTGTAGGAGCAGGACAACGTTTTGCTGCTATTACGGATATGGCAACCGGTAATGATGTTCAAAACAGAGCTGTAGGCTCGACCATAGCATTATTGGAACGAGGTTCGAGGGTCATGAACGCTGTACACAAGCGCTGCTATTATGCGATGCGTAACGAATTCCGATTACTCGCGGGTATTTTCTCAACCTATTTACCTCCAGTTTATCCTTACGCAGTGTATGGAGCTAATCGAATGGTTAAATCTAAAGACTTTGACGACCGGGTTGACGTTATTCCTATAGCCGATCCTAATGTTTATAGCTTAACGCAACGGGTAACAATGGCTCAAATGAATTTACAAATTGCTCAATCGAATCCTAGATTACATAATTTAAGAGAAGCGTACCGAAGAGTCTATGAAGCTTTAGGAACCAAGAATATTGATAAAATTTTAAAACCTGAACCTCAACCTAAGGAAGAAGATCCGGGTATCGAGAATGCTGAAGCTTTAAAAATGGAAATACCGTTTGCTTTTCCTCAACAGGATCATGAAGCACATATCACGGCTCACGGAGCTTTCATTCAATCGCGAATGGTTCAAATTAATCCAATGGTTCATGCCTTACTGATTGGTCATATTTCACAACACGTTAGTTTGCAGGCGCAAGGAGAAGTGGGTATGATGATTGACGAAAATCAAGAATTAAAACAACAACTTCAACAAGATCCTGAAGGCGGTAAAATTAAACTTAATGCCATGATTGCGCAACGAATTGCGAAAATCACAATGGAATTGGTAGAAAGATCAATTGTCGGACAACAAAAAGATCCACTGGTTCAATTAAAACAACAAGAAATAGATTTAAAAGCTATGGACATGCAACGTAAATCAGCTGAAAAAATGGCTGATATCGGTATGAAAGAAGATCAATTCGAAGAAAAGATTGATGTTGAAAAAATGAAAGTTGAAGATGCCGAAGATGCATCGAAAGCAAGAATTCGAGTAGCTGAGGACAAACTGGATTTAGCTGAGAAAATTGCAGTAGAGAAGATAGGAATTGAAAAAATGAAACGAACAGCAGAAGATAGAAG